TTTGACCAAGTCGCCTGTGATGTAAGCTTCACGTTCAAGTTCTTCGGTTGTTTTCATGATCATCTTTCATGGTTGCTCAGTACCTGTAGAATAATGTTGACTGCTTGCACAATCATCATCTGTTCCATAGGATCGAGCTGTTTAAAACTAGGCTGTGGGGTGGGCCACTTCTTTGTAATGGCCTCCCAAAATCTTTCGACATCACTCACAATAAATCTCCATCGGGTTCGTCTTCAATCTCGAACATTCTACCCGTCTCTTTATTGTAGAGCAAGTTGCCAGCTGGTCCAGTGATGCCTGAGAATCGGTTCTTCAATACACGTACCTTGGTTGTGTTGCGCACGACAGGATCTTCGGCTTGACCATTACGCTCAAGACCAATCACCATGTCTGACAACTGAGCAATAGAACCAGAGCCACGAAGCTGAGCCAATGATGTGGCTGCACCTTCCTCATGTCCCTTGTCTGACGGACGCTTCAAGTGTGACACAACAATCAAAGAGATGTTGGTTTCTTGCACAAGCATGCGAAGCTTTGTCATGATTTCGTCAATGGCTTTACGCTCATCACCACTCTCTTGTGCTGACACAATGATGGAGATGTGATCAACAAATACATACTTGCAATTGACAGCCTTAGCCATGTAGCGTACACGGTTGATGATGTTCTCTACCGAGGTGCTACCGAAGTGGTCAAAGAAGTAGAGGCGGTTTGTACCAAGCGTGTGATCAAACGCATCACGGCGTTGCTCAGGTGTCACCACTGTATCTGGCAGGTGCAACGGTGCATTAGCAGCCAAGCTCATCATAGACAATGCAGTCTTCTTCATGCTCTCTTCCAAGAAGAGCAAGCCGATGTTGTCATGTGTGTTACCAAGCAAGTGCCACACAATCTCACGCAACACCTGTGACTTACCCAGCCCTGAGCCAGCTGTCACCGTCACCAATTCACCCAAGCGCAAGCCATAGGTTAGCTCGTTTAAGCTCTTCCAAGGGTAGGTGCAATCGGCTGGTGCAAGCGGTGCAGATACCAAGTCCCACAGCGTAGACCCTGCAACAATTCCATCTGGAATAAACTGCTCTGCTCTCCACCAGCGATCAACAAACTGTGCTTCTTTCTTGTCAAGCAACCAATCGCATCCATCCTTGTACTCTGGTACAGGCTTGAACAATTTACACTTGCTGCCGAACAACTCAGCCACTTCCTTAGCAGCCTTCTGACCGGGCGCATCACCATCAAAGCAGATGACGATGTTTTCAAAGCTGTTGATGTATTCGTAGTTGGCTTTGCAATCTTTCAAAGCTGACGCAGCACCAGTGCGAATAGAAACTACAGGCCACTTAGACCCAGTCATTTGGAATACAGCCAGTGCATCGAACTCACCCTCGGTGATGGTCAAGTATTTGCCACCAGACGGGAACAAGTTCTGCCCAAACAATGTGCCTTTGCTCCAGCTACCTGCAGTGTTGAATGTTTTATCTTTAACACCACGAACTTTGGCAGCAATAAGCTGGCTGTCTTTGTCGTAGTAGGGGAAGTACCAGTTGTCTTTCTCTTTGACAACCCCGTACTTGTCCATCGTGCCAACATGAATGCGGCGTTCTGTTACTGCCTCAATAATACCGTTGCGGTAGTGCTTCAAGAAGCTGCTGTCTTTTACTTCAGTGTCTACATCAATCACGTTTGTTTCCTCATAGGTTTCTTCCACATCATCGGAAGGGGTTAGGGTGTTGCACACAAAGCAGAATAGGCTACGGTCTTCGTTCATCGAAGCTCCGTCACTGCTTCCACATTTGGGGCAGGGGATGTGCAGTTTAATGAAATCTTTCTCTCAGCAAGCAGTTGTTCATAGCATTGCATAACTCGCAGCATTCGTGAGTCATGTAGCGCAGACAATCCAATTAAGATGTTGGCAATCTCGTCTTCACTAGGCTGTTGTTCGCTATCAAGTAATCGCCAAGTAACAAGGTCAATGTCTTCTTTGGTAATCCACGCTTGCATGATTAGATCTTCAAGGTCATGTCGTGTCATTTGTTTTTCCTTAGTCTTAAGAATGAGATGAGCAATATCGCACCAATCACCAAGACTGGTGTTCCAATTACCAAGATGGTGATGAGGATACCGAGGTTGCTCATTTGTCACTCCACATTTCAAACAGGGCGCACATGATAACAATGTTTATGGCAATTGCACCAGCACCCAAAAGCACTACAGTGGTTACAGTTTCAAGCATATCCATTTCCAAATACTTTAATGCCTAAGACATCACATTTGTCCTCACGATCAGCAATGACATGCATGTGAAACTTACTGGGGTAGTGACGAAGCAAACGATGTGCTCGTTGCCGTATGGCCTTGGGTACTCGTGGTGTCATCTTAGGATCTAGCAGCTCTGTCAAGAACGCCTCAGTCCATATGACAGCATTGGTTCTCTCAAGAGGTACAGTCATTTTCAAATCCACCATAGTGCTTGAGTACGATAGCCAAAGCAAAGGACAATGCTTCAAGGTTTTCAATGTCTTCGGCAGGGTCAAGCGATGTGCAGAAACCTTTGCCTGTCATCTTAATATTTTCAATTGCTTCCAGAGTATTCTCCAGATCCCAGCGCAGTTCATCTACGATGATCCGTTCCAGCTGTTGCCATTCAACTTTAATTGTGTGTTCACTCATTTCAAATTTTCCTTTAGTTTAAATTCAGCGTTAAGAACTTGTTGCCCATAGTACATCAAGTCCCACAATACACCTTCCTCATCTACGACAGTGAAGGGTCGATCACCAACAAACTCAATCTGCCACCCCTCTTTGTTGAGACAATACCATAGGATGGTGTAGCGGTACTCAGTGCCGTCGGTCTTTGGTTGCCAGCATACAATCTCAGCATCACGTTTTTCAGAGTGATTGCGAATAAATTCTAAGTTGTTTATTCGCATACAACTTCCTCAAGATGTTTAGATAACTCTTCAGCCGTGGCAAGTTGCCAATAGTAGCCGTCATCGACGAGAAGCAAAGCCCCGTCAGATGTCATACGCATACGTTCATTTGGGTCTTCTGCTTTACCGCACTCAATCGCAATGTAGTTGTCATCAGCACAGGCTTTGGCATACATACCAGATGCAATTGCTTTGGTAATAACTTGATCTCTAGTCATGTGTTCTTCTCCTTGAGTTTGGCTTCAATGGCTCTGGCTTGATGCTTGTTTACAGCGATGGTTCGTGCAAGTTCGATGAAATCCTCATACGACAGACCAACCCATGTGCGCTGTGGTGGGGTGGTGTAGATAGGGAAATCGCCATCCTCTCGGTGCATTTCAGACCACATGCGCCCATTTCCAGATAACCAATTTTCTTTGTCGGTGAAACGGAAAGGCTCCTGCTCTGGCTGTGCCAAGACTTCTTTGATGGCGGTGATGACGTAAGCGGCTCCGCTATCCTTTTCATGCGGCCCGTATTCCTCGACGTAATCTTCCAACGCCTCAAGCGCCAGCTTCAATGCTTCTGTTTGTGTTGCCATGTCTTATTCCTTAATGCCGTGGGCGGCTTTTGCTGACAACATTCACCAAACTCGCCACAGTTTTCACATTTATTTTTCTCTGGCTCTTTGGGTTGTGGTGCGTTCCAAACAATCTCCAAGTTTGCCGACAAGTTTGCGTAATCCTCATCGTCAAGGTTATTGCGTAGAAAGCGGTCAACCATGTCGTATGCGTAACTACGCTCGTCAGGCTCCTGCTTATGTCCCTGCGGGACGGCTGGCTGTGCCAACTGAGCCTCAAGTTCAGCAATACGCATTGCTTGGTTGTACGTCTTTTCTTGCAGGTCTTGGCAGATTGCATCTAGGTCTGGTTGCTCTGGCTGTGCCCCGTCCTGAAAGGACATTAAGGCTTCTTTGAGATACATCTCAGCGTGTGCGTACATTTTGTTTTGCACCATTTCAAGCGCCAGCTTCAATGCTTCACGTTCTTTTGTCATAGCTTCACTTCCTCAGACAGTTCAACCCAGCGCATCACGGACTCGTCATAGATCATGGGTGGCATAACGGGATGCGTGATGACCAACTGGTTGTTGGGCATGAGGGTCAGTTTGGTTTGTTCATCGTAACCAAAAGGGAACTCAGTAGGTAATTGGGTTTTCATATCGGTGCATCCTCAAAGTTGTCAGGGTTGAACTTGGGCACGGTGTTGCCGCGATCCAATGGGTTAGGGTAGGGTGGGAAGGGCCATGTCTTCATACATTCTCCAAGTCTCGTAAGGTTTGTGCAAAGGTTGCACTCTTCAGTGTGTGTTTCAGATAGGGAGCTAGGCTCTGTGGTGTTGCATGTCCTGTCACACTCATTACGTTGGTGATGGGTACACCCTGCTCAAGCATTTCACTTACAGCAGTGCGTCTCAAGTCCATCAAGCGCAACTCTTCAGGCAACCCAGCTTCCTTCATAATGTCAGCACCAACAATGGCTAGTCTAACAGGACTGTATGGTACAAGACCACCCTTCCCATCAGGTGTAACACTAGGTGCTACATATTTCTGATAGCCGTAGTCAGCATGTTGTTGTTTCAGCATAACTTGCAGACCAGCGGAAGTTGGGATAGTCACCGTAGCCCTACGCTTGCTCTGCTCCAGAGTTAATACGCCAGTTTCCAAGTCATAGTTACTCCACTCAAGCAATCGCATGTCACCTAAACGCTGCCCCCATTCGTGTGCCATCTGCACAATGAGTCCAACGTTGCGCCATTTAAACTCAGCATACGCCACGTTTAAGAAGGCTCTGATGTCTTGCCTAGTCCATACAACTTTACGTGCCTTCTCAGCCCGTTTAAGTACCTTGCTGAAGGGATTGTGCTGGATGAAGCCGTGACGAATAGCGTAGTTGAATACCAATCTATAGCATGCAAGGCTGTGATTGGCTAAGCTTACGCTTTTCTCTGCGGCTTCTTCGTAAATACGCTGACAGGCTGGGGTAGTTAGTTCAGATAGCTTGGCAACATGCAAAGCTTTACCCAGTGCAACAACCTTGCTCATACTCCAGCATGTGAGGTAGTAGTCGTAGTCTTTGCGAGTCTTCGCAGACAGTGAGGTGTAGCTAATGTTTTGTTTGTAGCTTGCAATGAGGTCACTCACCTTCGCATCTGTCTGCAAGTTGCGCAAGTCTTTACGTTCCTTACGCCATGCATCCATCTCAGCATTCGCTATAGCTGCATACGCAGCTGCCTCCTCCAGATCAGTGAAGGTTTTACGGCGTACAACACCAGCCTTCACAGCATCCGATGGTGGGTTGTAGCGGTAGGTGTTACCGCTTTGCAGGATGTAGCGTGGTGTTGTCATGCTTCACTTTCACACAATGGTTTGTACAACGTGTTCCTTGTCTCGAAGCTACCGTCATCAAACTTCTTAAGCACAGTGCTGGTACGAACACGATCATGTCCCAGTGCATAATGATCAACAGCAAGTACATGAGCAACCTCATGCCCTTCGAACAGTGATGTATCAAATACAACGTTGCCTACGAAATGAACGACAGGCTTTTCTGTTTTAGTTTCCATTGTTTTCTCCAATCAATTTAGCAAAGCGGCACTCGTGACAACGAATGCAATAGTAGGTGTAGGTGTTGGCGTTAAGCGTAGGCTTACCCCAGTTTGTTTCAATCCAGCGATGCTTACAAAGCTTTATCATGTTTGTGTTCCTTTGCTTCTGCAGTTGTGAAATATTTTTTACATTGCTTGCAACGCCATAGTACATCTACTACCACCTTGCCCACAACACTATCCCTACCGAGCCATCCTTGTTCTGTACGACTACGACCAGTGTATGTCTTCACTCTATCGAACTCGGTCATACTCAAACCTCACGTATAACATGCCACCAAAAAACCAGCTAAGCATTGCAGTGAATATCCGATCAGATATTTCCCAAGCACCAGCGTCACGATTCCATGCAATGAAAGCCATGATGGCATATGAAACTACAAAGCCAATGATGAATGGCAGTGCAGTGAATAATATTTTCTTTTGAAATGTTGTCATGTATTCTGTTCCTCGATATATCTATCGGCAAGTTTCTTTTTTAATTCCGTTGCATCAATACCCATAATCTCTGCGATTTGTCCGACAATAAAAGACGCATCGGAACGTGATAACTTTTCATACCCAGCAAGGCTACGAATGTAGTCTGCGCTATACGTAAACGGATAGCGTGAATCATTTACTGAAAGTGTCATCTTTACCTCCAAGTTTGTACAGATCTTCGGCAATTTCAATGAGCATGTCAGCCATCATCAACTTGTCTAACCAGCGACGAGGTATGGATTTAAATCCATATTTGCGACCAGCCAACATACCAGTGACAGCACCGACAGTGTCGGCATCGTTGCCTTGGTTGACGGCCATGAGCAAAGCCTCCTCGAACGTTGTCGTTCTGGATACACAGTGCCATGCCATGTTGTAAGCATGCATGATGGAACCTGTCCCCGATTGTTGACGAATGCTGTAGTTACGACAGCCTTCAAACTCTTCTAGCTGTTGGTTGCCAAACACTTCACACACAAACGCTGTTGTCCAATTCACAATGTCGCTATTACCGTGTGTCATCAACGACACAGCAATAGACTGAGCCAGTGCATTAGCAACACTGTTGTGATTGGCTAACATGATGGGAGCAAGTCGCATGATGGAGCCATTGCCACTAGCACCAGCATGGGTACGCCCTGCATAGGGACGGTCAGTGGTCATGAGATTGATGGCTTCACTGCATGTGTTGCCAATGTCAAAGACATAGTCTCGTGTACCAAACTTACCAGTCTTGCGCCAGTCGATAAAGTTTTGAGCAATATGTTCTGGTGCAAATCGACGATGAGTTAGGTAGGCATCGGCAATTGCCAGTGCCATAGCACCATCATCGGTGAACTCACCAATGGCTGTGTTGTGTACACCACCACCCACCATGTCGTCAATAAGAACGACATCACGGGTACGAACAAACTCAAGTGGTGCGCCTAAGGCATCGCCAATAAACAGACCCATGAACATACCGATTGCTTTATCTTGATGCATTATTTTCCTTATGTTGGTGAGGGAGAAGGGGACAAGCCCCTTCGTTTAAGCCATTACGATTTCGTCAGCGATGTCCCACAGTTTGCGGTTGACATCAACGTGAGCCTTGATAGAGTGGATGCTACGAGCTTTACGCATCGTACCTTCGGGGTGCTTCTCAGTGATGGAGCGAACGAAGGCATTGCCACGCAACACATTCTCTTGAATCTTGTTGAACACAGTCCAAGCATCCCATGTGGTGTCTTCCAAACGCTTGGCTTGCATCACATCCTTGACTGTTTGTGCAACAGCATATGCACCACGCTCTTCCTGACCGACATAGTCTTTCCAGCGAGTAGCGACAGCGGCAATAGCCATGTCGTGGATTTGTCCAGATGTCAGAGACACTGAACGCATACGGTCAATCTTCGCCATCAAGTTGGGCAAGCTTTCCACTGTGGTGCGAAGCATATCTTCGAATGCCAACAACGATTTGCTGTGGTAGATACGAGAAGAGAAACCATCGCCAGCCACAATACCATTGGAGCAAATGAAACGGAATGCACCAGCAAAAAGTTTCACTGAACCAGAGCCATCGTGAGAGTTGTAGAGAATGATTTCAGGACGGAATTCGCCATTGTCCAAGGCAATGTCTTGTGTCTTGGCAAACGCCATCATGTGTTGAGCATGCATTGGGTCTTTGCCACGGCGTTGTGCTGCTTGCACTGGTTGGTATCCGTAGTCTGCCAACACTGGCAACACATCGCTAGTGTGCAAAGCAACGTAACGATCTGTCAGTCGCTCATGTTTGGTGGTGCTGAATACAGCTGGTGCAAGTTGTTGAATGCGTTCAACAGACAAGGCAGAGTCGTTGCTGTTGCGAGAGAAGATGACGTGCTTAGACATGATGTGTTTCCTTTGTGGATGGTTGCGAAAAACTGAGCCTATATTTTAGGCGAAATAAAAAGCTGATTTCACTAGGGGTTTTCCCTAATCAACCAGCGAAGGTTGACGAAAGCTTACGCTTTCCTTTGTTGTGTCCCCACAAGAGACTAACCTTGCCCCAGTGCAAACCACCGAAGCAAGTGCCAGTCACCTGTTCAAAGGGACGACTCTTGTATTTCCGTATACGGAAGATGTATGCCCTTCCGAAAAGCTTGAATCGCTTCTCAGTGTAGGTCATGGCTTCTCCAACGGAGTGACCACTGCAGATGCAGAGATGTGAACAACTTTGTTGTCCATTGTGACACAGTAGCTGTACATACCATCGAGATGATCGAAGAACAAGATGTCATCGAACACTTTGATATAGCTACGTGGTCTTACAGTGTACAGCTTAGCAGGTGGCAGGTGATGCCAATCGTTGATGTCGTGTTCGTTGATCATTGTGTTTATCCACTTCAAGTTTTGCTTCGGCTACGCCGTTTTGATAGCCTCGTTTGTAATCGAAGTATTCTAACGTAGCTTCAAAGAACTTGTCAAGATAGGGCTGACTGCGGTAGCCATGAGCAAAGCCCATGCTGTAAGCAATTGTCATTGTTCAATCTCCCGTACATCAGTGATGTACCAGTCTGAGTTGTATCTGTCAGGGGTGAAACTTCCACCGTCCATGCACCGAGCCAGCTCAAACGCTTGGTCTTCATCCTCGGCTTCTATCTCTGCTGTGCAGTAGGTAGTATAGCTTGCTGTCACTTTAAACTTTTTCATACAACCTCCGTCCCTTCAACAAGCACACTCAAGCTAAACTTGGTCATGCTATCGACAGTGTTTTCAAAATGAAGACGAGTATTTTCAATGTTGCTAATGATGTCTGCTACATCAAACTTGTCTAGCACACTCCACACAATCACTCGGTCATCGCCTTTGGCAATGCAGGTTAGGACATCGTCGTAGTCCATATCTGCTGGGTAGATACTAACCCATTCACCCAGTGCAAAGCGTTCGCTGTATTTCATCATTGTGTGTACCTCCAGATACATAGGTCTAAGAACACCACCACTAAGGCGGCTAGTAAAACTAGGTTGAGAATGCGACCAATCATGCTTGTGCTCCATGTTGATAGCGATCATAAGAACGAATGCGGCTGGGTTTGTCGGTGTGTTTCTCAACAAACTTCAAGCGAACACCCTGTGCATCCAATGTTTGATGCAACAAATACAGGTCACAATCCTCTTCGAGATAGACATTGTCACGTAGTTGATAGCTGTAGGGACTAATCTTGTTGGCAATGCCAAGGTTGATTAGCACTTGGCGTTTCACTTTAGCCCAAGCATGTGCAGGGTCTGAGTAGACAATCACTGTGAATGTTTTTTCTTTCATAAGGGTGCTCCGCAATCTTCAATGTAGTTGTTAATAGCGTCTTCCAGACGGCTACGTAAGCTGTGGTAGTTGGCATCGGTCAGTGCCTCAAACATTACATCAATGATGAATTGACCACGCCAGCCACATTTAGAGGCAACGTCTACGCCTAGTTCTTGAATGTCTTCGGGCGTCACAGGTATTTCCTTTCAGGGGTTAGCAAATAAAATCAGCAGACTCAGCCTTACGAAGCATAGCTTCGCCAGTCATCATCGCCTCGCCTAAGTCTTCGGTGAAATATTCACCGATCACTTCGTTGTCTGAGTTGCGAAACAGGGTGGCAATGTATTCGTCCAGCTCAGGGTAGTAGCGAATGTTTACGTAGTAGGCTTTACCAGTGTAGGTTGTGATGCGTTTTGACATAGTGTTTCCTTTCAGGAAAGTTAGTTAAAGTTCGTTGCCCATCATATAAGCAACAGTGAAATCAGAGATTTCGTCTTCGCTCAACCACTTGGCAATGTCCTCAAGACACACTGTGGATAACCCATAGAAGTGTCTGAGGTAGGCAACGGCAAAGAAAAACTCTTTATGAGTTTGTCTGTACAAGTCCATCAGCTTCTCACATAAACCGAAGGTTTCTGATTGTTGACATGCATTGCTACAAGGTGACCCTGTTTCACAGGATATTCACCGTTCACAGCAACGAAGCTGTCGTATACATAGGGGTTGTACTTGACGGGTAAGCCAAGCTGTCGAACAAACCCTACGGTTTGGCTGTCATACTGTGTCTCATCCCAAGTGCCACAGACACCAGCATGGACATTCTTACGCTTCTCTCGGATGACACGCTGACGACCAGCTTCAGACACCTTTAAGGTGGCATTGAACAGCAGGACATTGTCACGGTGGGCAATCACCTTACCCTTCATATCACCCTCAAGGGCTTTAATGCTGAAGCATTTTTTGTGCAGGTTGAAATAGACAAAAACTTTAGTGGGTTGCATGGTGTGTTTCCTTTCAGGAAGAGTTAGATGCGGTTGGCAGAGCAACCATCAATTGTCATTTTAATGACACCGTTTTTAGCGGCAAACAATAGAGCCAGTGCCATTGTGTTTGACAGGCTACAGGTGTCGCACTTGACCACTTGGTCAGCAATGAACACTCTGCATTTGTGAATGTTACCTACGGTAAAGAGTGCGTCAGGGATTTTGTGTTGATCAATCATTGTGTGTTTCCTTTCAGGAAGTTGTTTCAACAAAGGTGCAATACTTTTTTTCTGTAAAGAACCCATTCCATGCACTTGGGACACAATGAGCATTGGTTTCGTTTGGAATAAATACTCTCTCGTGTCCGTTGTCGTTTAATGTATGCCATGTTCTCAAAGGCATGTCTTCGTATCCAGCACGTTGCCATGCTTCATACACTTTACCATCGGTAAAACCAACAGGTGTACATTCACCTGCAATGAATACAAATTGTTTCATTGTGTGTTTCCTTTCAGGAAGATTGAATAACTGTAACGTCTGACGGTGGCAACCAAGACTTGAAGTCTCTGCCATCAAATACAACGGCAACCAGTGCATTACACCCCTCTAGCACCTCAACAACTACGCCTTTGAGATGTGGTTGATAGCGATTCATTACACGCTGACCGAGTAAGTTTTTGTA